CACTTTGGATGCTTAACTCAGGTAGACTCATTACTGAAGCTGCCTGTAAAAGATGCTTGAGTACCCTATCACCCAATACAAATTGTACAGGTTGGTCTGGTAGCTCTACACCCTTGTCAGGTGGTACGGTTACACTAGACTTATCCGCATAAAAGTACTGGCTGCTGGCTTTGTTATCGTCACTAATTGAAACATAGTACGTATCAAAATCAAAGTCAGGTTCGTTGAACAAACTAACAACACCAAGAAACTCACTCAGATCGTATATAGCAAACTCTCTAGGAAACTCCTCTTGTACAGTTGCCTGAGCAAGAACAGTTTTGCTTATAGATGTCGTACGAATAACATTACCCTTAGATACACAAAGGGTAGGGTTGATCGTAGAGAAGTTCTTAAGAACCTGACAAGTACGTTGTGTTAGTTTCATCGCTTGACCCTGTTAACCTTTTCTACATCGGCTGTAGGTGATGCACCTACTTGCGCTAGCGCCGCTAAGGAGCCTCCGAAGAAGTATGATCCCATGTGGGTGGTCTTCATCCACGGACACAACCATACCTTAATACCAGCACGGTGTGCCCATTGGCAGAACATATAATCTTCAGACAGATATCGATTAGAGTAATCCTCCCGATCAATGCCTGTCTTGCTATCCTTAACAAAATCGATTACATCTTCAGGCTTAGCGTCAGGATTATCCTCAAAGAACTTTGTAAGTTCTGGTACCATGTTGGTATTCTTATCGTCAATCAATGCATCAAAGTATGCTATGATTTCTCGGCTACCATCAAAGTTCTTAGTCCGCACATGGTCTGGTAGATAAGACATATGTGGATACTTTGTAGCAAACTTTTCGAATGCTCGACGCTGGATCATCATAAATCCAGTACCACCTTCCAATACCTGCACTGGCTCATTGATAGCAAAGCTACCAGAGCCCTCAATAGGATTGAATACAAAGTCTCCTACAAAGTTCTCAAGCATGTTAGGTTGTTCGTCCGCATACCCTTTGTCTACTGCATCTTTAATCTTTTCCCAAGCAATGGTCTTTTTAGGATAAGGAGCACACATAATATCATAATCGCTGTCTTCATCCATCAATGCTAACATTGCCATTACATCGTTGTAATCAAAACCGATGTCGCTGTCCAAGAAAATCATATGAGTACAATCACTACGTAGGAACTCATCAACACAATAGTTACGAGCTCGTGTGATCAACGACTCGTTAAACAAGTAGAAGAATACAACCTCTACACCATACTTTGCTGAAATGATTGCAAGGTCTGTTGATGCTTTTGTATAGGTTCCAGCGCACATGCCACCGTACATTGGAGTACACACCATCAACTTCCGCTTGCGCAACTCATTAATATCTACTTCAACTTCCACTATTATGCTCCGTATTTTTTATCATGTGTTTTGCCGGACCCATAATCACCATCATATTGATTAAGAGCTTCAGCCTCAAATAATAAGAATTGTCCTACCCTTGTACCACGTTGTATCATCATAGGACCATTATTGATATGAAGTACTCCTGCCATTACTCCCTCATATCCTGAATCATACAATCCGGATGTAATAAAGCAGCCATTGCGATTAAGACTCGACCTCGTGATTACCCATCCTGCCTCATTAGCACCTATACAAACAGTGCCTTCCATAACTACCTCATAGCTACCTGGATCAAGTCTCCACCATCCGTCTTCATCTGGTTCAATCTCTTTAGTCTCACGATGGCGCTTATCGTCCTCACTAATGACAAACGTCTGACTAAACATTCGAAACAACTTGTCGATGCGGAGATCAATTGCATTCGGTTGTACTTGGACTTGATCGAACCTAGATAGTGTCGACTGTGAGCGGGTTCCCGCTAAATGTAGCATCACTTTGCTCCTGTGTAAAGTACCATAACAAAACAATATAATGAATTGCCTTAAGCAAATCCTTCTTATTGTGTCCTTCTTTCTTACCGTAACGCATCAGATACTTGATAGCAGTATCGCGACAGGTAGTGTCGACAGAGCCAAGTGTCTGCCACACATCAATAGTCTGGATATTGTTCTGCTCTCTACCAGCTAGCTCACCAACATAGTGTCCAGCATACGTAGACTCAAGATAGGTCAGTGCTTCGCCAAGAATCTTGTCTTCATTAAATCTAAACTTTTCGCTCATGTCCTCTCACACATATCATTAATATAATTCATATTAGAAATAGCTAGATCAGTCAGTGAATTATCTTCGCATTTGTGATCAAAGTCAACTTCCTTTTCAAACTTACCGTCAATTAATCCTGTAGGAGAACTATCAAACTTGATTCCATTCAACCCAGCCCAAATCCCAGCACTACTGTCCCACGTATCAATCGGGAAATGTTTCACTAGTTCGATTTCGTTTGGACCGTCTACCATACCAAGCATATGAATTTTCTTGTTGTTAATGGAGCAGTTGGCAAAGAAGCCCAGTCGATTAAGTTTAGTCATCATCTTCCAACGACTGACAAACCGTTGTAGCTTGTTGTCCTTTTCAACTCCATAAGCATTAGGAATACCTAAAATAGACATACCAATATAATCTACGTGATGTATTCTTGATGCCCACATACAGGTCTCAAGATAGTCTCTGAAGTCACCAACATTGGACTGCGGTACAAAGAAAGTACCAAACCCTGCTTCACGTAACTGCGGTGCCATATAGCACGCTGATGTTATTGTTCTCGATCCTGGCTCACCGGGATAGTCTGACATCACAATATAGTCAGCGCCTACCTTCTCACCCATCTCAATCAATTTTTCTGATGGGTACATCGGACGTCCTTGTTTATACATCTCGAAGGCACTGTTGTCCAAGATGTAAGTAATGTTACCACTGGTCTTCTTTAGACTAGCATAGAACTCTGTGTAATTTGGATCGTCTTCTACTAAGTGAGCAAGTAATAGATGTACTTTCTGGTGTCGTACAAGATCGAGGTGTGGCGTTGGTGCTATATGGCAAAAGTCAATCATTTACTTCTCCATAGTGTGGTGCAACAATATTAAGATGAATGCTAGGTATATCGGTGCGAACAACAACACTTTGTCTATTTCAGTCATAATAACAAGTAGCTCCGTTTTCTCCATCTTCACTGACTGTAATGGTTAGCTTACGGCCAGGATATTGACCATGAATGTAACCGGCCAGGTCATCAGCAAGCATTTCACAAGACTTATAATCTAACTGAAGAGTACCACCCTCATACAAATCTTCTAGCTCTCGTTTAAACAGAATGAACTCAATGTCTCGATCATCATGGAATACTTCAATTGCAACCGTGAAATGAAAGATGTGACGGTGAGGGTGTCTTAGAAACTCAACACCTTCTGGTGCTTGTGGATAACAATGGATACCTTCCTTTCGAAAAGTAACCCAAATCGTTTTATATGACATTATTTAAACCATCCTGCTAAAATATAACGCTCACCACTAATAACAGATGATACTCTGTGCTGGAAAGTACCGTTTGTAAACAGAACCATTCTACCTATTTGTGGTGTTATAAACATCTTGTCTTCAAATATGGTGTGCCCACCTTCGTACGAATCATTTAGATATACTACAAACGCTAACGCATCACCCTTGTCATAATGATTTTTCATATGAGAACCTGGCGATCTCTTCACGACTTCTAAATTGCTAATACGATACTGTATGTTAAAATCCCGTATCAACTTATCTGTGAAACTATCTGGTGTTATGGATAACGATGATGTTGTTGATGAATACTCATGGACGTATACTTTATCGCTGTTACTATCAAACATCTGTATGTAACTTTTACACGTGTCTCTATCCATGTAGTCGTCGTATACAGTAAAGTATTTCTTCATTGGTAATCTGCAAATGTACCAAAAGCAGATTTAGAAATGATATCAGGTAAGTCACTGGGACCACCTTTAGCTATCCAAGCGCTGCTTATAATATACATCATAAACTTATCAATAAAAACCATTCGCCATTGAAGATTATTCTTGCTGGTATGATCATATACACCATCAGGAACATCTACCAATAGCTTTTTATTAATATGGCGCCCACGAAAGAAATCGTCAATCGTATCTTCACCAATCAACTCACGAATGTTATCAAACTGCATTCGATACAGTGCCTTGCTGTAGCTTAATGTTGTTGTAGAATTCTTCCTTGATCGATGCGCTGTAGAACTGTCCACGCAGTACACAAGTCTGAGTTAGTGATGAGTGAGCACATACACCTCGGTTCTCCATACAACCGTGTGTACCTTGAATGTATATACCTACGTCCTCACTACCAGTAGCAGCCATAATCTCGTCAGCAATGTTACGAGTAAGTTCCTCTTGTAGGGTACCACGACGTGCGCACCACTGAGCAATACGAGCATACTTGGACAGACCAATTACCTTGACACCAGGAATGATTCCGATGTATGCGGTGCCTCGTACTGGCTGATGGTGATGTGAGCACATTGACTTTAGCTCTGCTCGTACTACAAGCATGCCCGTGTAACGGTCTTCGGAGTTATCGTTAGGAAATGCGGCTACACGAGGACGAGCATGATACCGTCCTTCCATTAGTTCGTTGATATACATCTTAGCAAGACGACGAGGAGTGTCTGCGCTGTTAGGATCTTCCGGATCAATAACCAAAGCTGTCAATACATCTTCAAATGCTAGCTCAGCTTCATCAATCAGATCTTCAAGCTCATCTGCCCCAATAAAGTCACTAATGTTATCGCCAGCCCAGTATCGCTTACCAGCTTTCTCTAACCTTTCACGAATCTTATCACTAAATCTCATCTTTTCTCCCAGGGGAACACATACCACTTATCATTATCAGCTATTTGAGCGTAGTAATCAACTGCTGTAAACTCACTGGTGCGTTTGTGTAGTAGAACCGCCACACTATACGAACCATTCCAAACATTTTTAGCGATAACTTCCGCCAGAGTGCGACCGCTATCATTAATATCATCTACAATCAAAGTGTGTTTGTCTGTCATATACTTCTCGTTGACTTGACCATCACGGGTCTGCCACATTAGAGGTACTATTGGAATATCAAGAATATGAGAAAGCTGTACACCAGGTACAAAGCCACCGCGTCCCAAAGCAACTATCTGTTCGGGCTTTCCTCTTTTGTAGCTTTTTATTTGGTGGGCAAGATCATGAATCATAACATTATAGTCACACCAACAGATGCGACTAATCACAGGTTGGGTCATATCAGCTCTTCACCCCACTCACGATGACCTTCGCGGAATGCCATATTAGATTGCGTCTCACGTACTTCTACTCGGAAGCACCACAGACGCTCTGCTTCAGCAGGACCCCAGTAGTCTGGAATATATACACCATTGACATAACGGTATAGTTGATCAGCAAGACCTTCACATCCTAACTTTGGAAGAATGGTAAGACGAGCCATCTTCTTTTGCTCGAGTACCTTATACGTCTCAAGTTCCGGATCGTCTTCTGCCACAAGCAGTGTATGATCGAACTGATCCTTGAGTACCGCTTTGAGCTCTTTGAGGCCTCCATAGTCGGCAGCCCAATTACGAGCATCAAGATCGTTAGTACCAAAATAGAACTTCATTGAGAATGAATAGCCGTGGATCAGATTACAATGAGAATCTGCTTTATACTGCCTGTATGCTACAGGAAATTCATCGACGTACTCTTTAGTAGAGACGTACTTATATGTTACTGGTTGCATGTTACGTTCCTATGACGTTACCGAACACGTGACAATGTGCTCGTGTTGAATAATTATAACCCCTCTGCAAAGACTCGACCGCAATCTTAGCTTCATGTGTCACCCCATCTTCTACTTCCAACACCAATTCTTCTTTACGAGCACCTGAACTCATAATCCAGACCGGGAATGTAGCTCCGGCATCTCGGTAGCTAAGGGTGTTAATCTTAACCTCTTGCCAAGATTCCTCACAACCGTTAACTACATACTTTAACTGACCTTTATTTGAAAAGGCACAGTAATCTCTTACCACGTCTGGTCTAATAGCCTTCTTTGGCTTTTCACCTGCTGTAGACCACAGCTTGGGAGATACAGACCAGAACCACTCCCCACCACGTTTTGCATAGTAGTCAAGGAACTCTCTCATGTCAGGTTCCAATGACTTTGTACCATTAGTTTCTACTGTTATGTACATTGGAAAGTTACCACGTCTCTCAAACTCTTGCATGATATCAATCATAGCAGCTTGACTATTCTTTAACATTGGCTCTCCACCAGTGAAAGCCATATGTACGTGTTGACCAGTTACTGGATTTAAAAACTTACCATGTGGTAGCAATGCTTCGAGCTCATCACAAATATCAGACGCACTCTTGTCGTGCATCAGGTGGCGATATCTTTTAGCCCAGGTGTATGAGCTATCACACCCTTTGTCGAACACAGGAAGGTCTTCGACTTGAGTAATATCAGTCAGATCTAGCTTCTCGTATGGAAGCTCCCAGCTATCAGGGTCTGTAGGATTGTCTTGGCCAAACCCATTACACTGCAGATTACATAAGAAGAATCTGATCCACAATGTTGCTCGGCCGGTATAGTTACCTTCGCCTTGAGGTGAGAAAAACGTTTCACTATACTTGTACGTTTGCATTACAACTCCTCATAGATACCGAGGATCTCGGCTACTAGAAATGACAAAGCAAGAACCGTTACACTTTGCATAGCAATAGCAGCAAAGCATCCGACAAGACGTACACCACTTTTAACCATGCTAATAATAAAATGAGTATCCCTTGGATCTCTTCCAACAGGCATAATTATCTCCTAATAAACACTAGACCGTTTTCACGCATAAACTTTTTGGTCATCGTGCTAGCTTCCCTTAACTCGTTGGTTAAATCAACAGCAAAGTCGAAACCGTAGTTGTCAAACTTCTCAACCCAGTAATCATGGAATTGTTCGTTGACATGATGACGACCACCGTCACCTGGCTTAGCATGAGTACAGATTACATACTTGCAACGTTTAACGTCTTCCATCCAATTGTCCATGTACTGCTCGTCGACGTGTTCAAGGAACTCGACAGTCCAACATAGATCGAATTCACGATCGTCTAACGGTGCTGGTCCTCCAACATAGTCATGTAACATGAACGGTACATCAGGTCGTTCGAAGTTAAACTCCCCATGCGATGTACCTGGATCGCCATCAATACCTAAGGCATCCATACCATGTATAGACACAGCATCGTGTACCACACACGCACGACCACATCCAATATCAAGCATGGAAGTGACTCCCCACGTCTTGATTGCCCATCTCAGTGCACCACGATCATTGTGACACCTTCTTTCACCACCACCTAAATGCTCTGGTAAATTATCCATGTTGAGAATACCTTTCCATATTACGTTTTCTGATTTTATCTAACTTGAGCTTATGCTTTTTAGCTCGCTCGAGTTTTACCTTACTGACCTTTGTAGTAAAGTTTTCACCGTGCATGTGATCCATTTCATGTTGGATCACTCTAGCGGCTATACCATCGTAGGTATACGTGTTAACATCTCCAGTATAATTTGCATACCTTACTCTAATAATAGACGGACGTTCTACGATCAAAAACAACCCAGGATACGATAAACACCCTTCTTCGATAGGAACTATTTGATCGCTTTGAAAGACTACTCTTGGATTAAATGCTGCAACGATATTATCGGGGTCGTCTGGGTTACCAGCTACAAATACTTGGTAAGGAATTCCAACCTGATTGGCAGATAAACCTACACCGCGAAGGTCTACCATAGCTTGTTTAAGATCGTTGGCCAGTTGCTCAGGATCCATTGGTGGGTTGCTAAAATCAAACCGCTGAGCTGGAGTGTTGAAAATAGGGTCAGTTGACTTGACTAACTTCACGCTACCATCCTACTAAAGTTCTTGACCTTTTCAAACTTGACCACGCTATGGAACTTGTCGTATAGCTGATCACCTTTATGTGAGATCACAAATATATTTGCATCGTCTACTAGCGTATTGAGGATCTTGAGAAACTCGTCAGTACCAGTAGAATCTAGAGAGCTGTCGAATACCTCATCCATGATAAGAAGATTGGTACTAACGCTGTTGCGTAGCTTTGCAATAGCTCTCCAAGTAAACAGTAACGCGAGATCAATTCGCATCTTCTCACCTTCAGAAAACGAAGCATAACTAAATTCATCTCTAAACCTCGACTTGATAGTTTCGTTGAAGTTCTCGTCCAACTCAAACTGTACAAAGAAGTCCATTGCTGCTAGATACTTATTTATCAGCTTGTTCATAACAGGAACGTACTGCTTGATAATTTTTGTTTTAATCCCCGTATCCTTCAAGATCAGTTGAGCAATATCCAGTACACTCTTCTCTGTAGAAAGTTCTTCTCTACGTGTTTGACACGTTTCTAGTTCCTGTTTGAGAGCGTCTAGCTTGTCGTTTAGATCACTGGTATCTTGATCCTCAACCTTAAGCTGATCGATATCTTTTTGGATACTGTTAATCACTTGATTGATAGCGTTGATGTGAGAGTTGTTACTATTAATCTCAGTTAGCAAGTTATTGACTTGCTCTTGTACGCTATTGATTTCTTCGAGACGTTCAGTGACGTTATAGTACTCTCTTTGTAATTGTTCGAACCCAAAAGTAGTTTCTTCGAGAGCAACGTTCTTTGATTCAACAGTGGAGCACTTGAACTCATGATCAATATCTTGCTTGCAAGTTGGACAATTATCATGGTTGTCAAAGAACTCAATCTCTTTTACAAGAGAAGACATCTTACTTTTTATCTTAACTTCTAACTGCTCGATCTTCTTCTTTTTCTTTGACACGCCTTCCCTATCAGCAATACTTTCATTCAACTCTGCTACCTGTGCATTGAGCTCTTCGATCTGTTGTTGGTAGGATTCGATCTCTTGTTGTGAGTTAGCAATCTTGTCGCGCTGCTGCTGAATACGTTTGTCGTTATCTTGCTTTACAGATGCGATGTATTGATTCTGTAGATCGATCTTCTCGTTGATTAGGTCAGCACCATACACAATCTTGTTAAGACTTTCTTTGTTGGTAGATACTTTCTCTTTGAGAAGTGTATTCATCGTAGTAAAGATTTCAATGTCTAAAAGGTCTTCAATTACGTCTCTACGGTGTTGTGCTGTCAGTTGCATGAACGGCATAAACGTAGCACTACCAAGCACTACAATCTGACAGAACGATCGATGGTTCATCTTGAGGATATGACGTTCAAGGTACTCTTGATAGTCACGAGAGTTTGCTGCTTGGTCGACTAACTTATCGTTCTTGTATATCTCGAACATTGACGATCCATACTTCTTGATCGTACGATCGACTTTGTAGTTGTCTTTACCAATAGAAAACTCAACTTGCACCTCAGCACCTTTGCCGTTAATGCTGTTGATCATCTGTACCTTGTTGATCTTACGGAACGCTTTACCATATAAGGACCATGACAAAGCATCAAGAATGGTAGACTTGCCTGACCCATTCTCACCTACGATCAATGTAGACTTAGACTTGTTTAACTTTATCTCAGTCCAACTATTTCCAGTAGACAAAATATTCTTCCACCGGATATATTTAAATAAAATCATATTATAAGTTACACCGCCCTAAGTGCTTCATTATACAGATCTTTTATAGTTTGCTCAACCAGTTGCTTGTCGGTACTAATTTCTAATGCATCGATATACTTAGACAAAATTGTGATAGTATCTTCTGCTTCATTAACAATCTCATCATCACTTTCTAGATCAAGATGAAGATGATCTTCTACTACTTGTACGTTATGTGGTCCAGCCTTTTCCAACTTATCAATAAACATATCAAACCAATATGGATTAGTCTTTTCCCTAATGATTACCTTCACATACTTGTCTTTGTACTGATCAAAGTCTTGATTGACAATCAATTCCATTGTAGTGTTGCTGTCGTCATAGTGAATCTTAGCAAACATCTCCAATGGATTTGGTACAAATTCTAAAGTACGAGTATCAGTATCAAAAACGTGAAAACCACGAGGATCATCATAGTCTGACCAAGTAATTTGATAAGGGGCCCCAAGATAATTGATATTACCGACAGTAGACTTATGATGAAAGTGCCCGCTGCAAACAACATCAAAATTACCAAAAACATTGCTATCAAATCCATGATTGTTAATTGCTCCTTTGTACATCTCAAATCCCTTGAGTTCCAAATGACCAAACAGTATTTGAGCTGACGTGTCGTTAATTACTTCCATTGATTGTTCATAGTTGCCGCTGCATATCCACGGAGTCAAAAGTATTTCACATCCATCAAAGTCTACAGCTTTAGGTTCATTAGCGTAGATGTGAATGTTGGGGTAGCTATTGTTAGAGTACAGTTCGTTTAACGAATTGATTTCATTGGTGTTTTTAAAGTAAGTGTCGTGGTTACCAATTAGGAAGTGAGCTTCGATGTTCCTCTTATGCAGAGGTTTGATTAGTGCTTCACGTAGCAGTCTGGCCGAAGTGTAGTTAATGTACTTGCGTCTGTCTACAATATCCCCTAGATGTACAACATGCTTTATGTCATGTTGATCTAGGTATGGAAAGAACACTTTGTTGTAGAATTGATAGAAGTGCTTAGCAAAAGCCTGACTATCATTACGAGCACCAAAGTGAGTATCAGTTATTAACGCTATCTTCATTTACCATCTCAACGTGTATGTTGGATTGACGTAAGAAGTCAATACCACTACCATAATTAAGTGAATCGTAGTCTTCGCCATAGTATACAGACGTAATACCACTCTGATGAATTAGCTTTGCACACTCCAGGCACGGAGCATGTGTACAAAATATCGCTGCATTATCGCAGCTTTCGTTACTTTTGGCAACCTTTGCTATAGCATTACTTTCTGCATGTAAAACTTCGGGCTTGGATTTGTAGAAGATGTTGGGTTCATAATCACCTTCTTCAACAATAGGTGCCTCACACTCATTTTCCCAGCCGCTTGGCATACCATTGTAGCCAATACTAATAATACGGTTGTCCTTTACAATGATCGATCCAACCTTTAACTTACGAGCATGGCTTAGCTCAGAAAATCTTTTAGCGACATCCATGTACGCGTGCTTAAATTTATTTTTCACCTTTAGCCTTTTTGTTTTTAGATCGACGTGACTCTTCAAAGTTTTGAATAAAGTTGTCGATATACTCTTGGCTGTCAACATCATTTTTGATACCATCGTTAAAGTCTACGTCGTTGTCGTGGTCCTGACGATCACTGGTTGCCTCATCAATGTTTAGACGCTCTGACATTTTAAACTTAATGTATAGCTGCTTCTTTTCTTTATCGATGCGGCGCAGAAAGGCAAAATAGATAATTTGGGTAAAGTATGCAAAAGGGTTCTGTGACTTTTCTGGATTGAAATTATCGATATACTGCATGCAGTTTTCAATGCCATCGCAAATCATTTCATCCCTAAACGAGTAGTTAATGAAGTTCGGTTTATGAGATAACCTCGTAGCAATCTTCATGAAACATTCCCCAATGTACGGAGGTACTTGAGGTTTTGGTTCCTCGTCCTCTTTGGCTTGAGCGACCTTTGCCCCGTAGTCAATCATTGCTTTGAGGAAGTCGGGATTGTTGATATAGTTGGTTTTTTTCTTGGTCATATTACTGCTCTAGTTTGATTTTATACATCTTGTAATCGAACTGCTCTTCGTTGTATATCTTTACTCGCTCATACAAGTGTCTTAGTGTGTGGTTAACACTCTTCTTATATTGCAGGTCATCGGCAATGTCGTACAACGTACATTGACTTTTGCTATCGCTTTTTCTCAGCCCGCGGCCGATAGACTGAAGATTGCGTATCCTAGACTTGCTAGGGCTAGCAAACACGATGTTATGAAGATTGCGTATGTTAACTCCAGTACTAAACGTTCCGTAAGAAGCGATGATAATCGCGTTGTCTTCTTTTTCTGTAATGGCACGGATACTTTCTCTGGTATCGGCATCTGTTCCTCCAAATACAAAAAATAGTTTACGATCCTTAGCTATCTTGTTGTTAACTAAGTCATACAGTATTTTACCATGTTTCTCTACAAAGCTAAACAGGATAAGTGAGTTTCCTTCTAGCGATAATGCAAGATTGGAGATAAAGTTATTTCGTTTGGAATTCTGGGTGATGAAGTCCATCTCGTCATGGTACTTTGCTTCCTTCTGAGCTTTACGAGTAGCTTCACCATATTTAAGCACTAGAATCTTAATCCTAAGATCAGCTAGTGTATCTCCATCAATCAATTGCTTTGTCTTTACAAATGATTGTACTTGGCCAAACAAACCTTCTAGCACCAGCTTGTGTGTCTCGGTGCCATCTAAAGTACCAGTAAATCCAAACCTATACTTACAGTCGCTTAGCTTAGTCATGATTGTTGTTAGTGACTTGGCTTTAAACAAATGAGCCTCGTCCCCTATCACTACATTAAACTGATCGAACCATTTCTTTGGCATCTTGTAGATTGACTGCCATGTAGTGATAGTAATGTCTTCATCAATGATCTCTTTATCGACTCCAGCACTAATTAGTTTGCATTCTTGACCGTATCCGTAATCCTTGAAATCACTATACATCTGACGAACAAGGGATACTGTTGGTACGACGATCAAAGTCTTCTCGTTATAAAACCTTGATAATAAGTAGATTATTAGTGACTTACCAGACCCAGTAGGTGACAATATCATCGACCTATTATGCCTTACGCTGTGGGTGAAAGACTCTAGTTGATACTTGCGGGGCTCAAAGGGCAAACCGAGTGTCTGCGAAAACTCTATAGCCTCTTGAAAAGAAAACTCTTCTTGTAACTCAAGATCGCTATCAAACTCTAAGTCGTAGTCTCTCTCATCACAAAAACTTTTCAAATAAGGTAGTAGCCCAACATACAATCCATTATTGCGATTGTTGAACAAACGTATACGACCATCCCATTGCCTTCGCTTAAACGCAGGCATAAATTTATACCCAGGCGCAAAAAATGAGAAGAACTCATTGAGCTCCTGCGCGATACCCTGATTACAGTTGACCTTTAAAAAGGTCTCATTCACTTTATCAATTACTAACAATTCTCTATACGCCGAACTGGGTGAGTTTCCTCCAGTTGATAGCTGCACTAATATGGAAGCCTCTATTGTTTATGCTTTTCATGATATCTTCCAATAACGAAACTACCTGCTCCTGATACACCATACGGGTAACAAGATCGACCATTTGTTGATCGCCCTCAATGTATTGTTGGATGTCAGCTTTGAGCACATGCTTCTCCCAAGGCTCACGTCCAATCACTTTAAGGTCTTCAGGGTTATTCAACTCACCTCTATAATATTCACTCAATGTTTTATTAAGCGTCTTGTACTGAATCTTAAACTTTTTAAGTCTGAGCTTTTGCTCATAGAACAACTTCAGATACTTGCCGTGGAGTACAGGAACGTTTAATGATTCTGTATCTAAATCTACATCATCTATCTTAGCATCCTGTTGCCACATCTCAATCACTTCTTCAATCTTCAAGGTTTGTATCCTATAATATGCAAGTGTCTACTAGAAACCTGCTCAATACTTTTTACATTAACAAAGTTATGTTCGCTATACAGCTGCGTCAAAGTTGCAGCATCATAACCACTTTTATGTACTGGCCATGTGTCTTCGAACTGATCGTTCTGCCAACCCCAGAAGCCAGCCTTAGCTTCGTTTAGTTCCTTTTGGCTTGAACGACTCATCCACTGCATTATATGGAAAGTAATATTTGGTACAATTATCTCACATATACCACCAGATTTCAACAGGCGATGCCACATGCTAATGACATATTGCCCCTGCTCGAAAGTAAGGTGCTCGAAGAAGTGTCTAGAAAAGATGTGCTCTACTGTATTGGCTTCGACATGTTGATCTAACTCCCACGCTGTGCAAACAAAGTCTACACCAGGAATATCTCGAATGTCGTTGGTAAGAAACCCTTTTTTGGTAGGTTTAGTACCACAACCAACTTCAATTTTCATAATTACATTTTTTCAATAGTGTAAGAAGTGTACCTAAATGATACTGTAGCTCTGAGGTATTCTACATCGGTAAGTGTACTATCAAAAGTAAGATCCGACAACGACACTGGGAACATATCTCTAAACATCACTTTAACATTGACATTCTGATGACTTGTTAAAGCATACAAAGTACCATCACTCATGATTCCTGCAAAACCTTTCTCAAAGGTTGGTGAGTTTGCCATCAACCTTTTACGTTGATCGCTGTTCTCTGGAAAACCAAGTCCCGTCAACCAATCATACATTTCCAGGTAGTTGGTCATATCCTCATCAACCATGAATGTTAATATTAAAGGATCATATTGAAGTTTGTCTCCGGGATAAGGAACAGTGACCAATGGGTTTGGAATTTCAACGGTAGACAAAGTAGCGGAAGGCAGTGTTACATTTTGAACGTAGTAGTTTGTTTTAGGAGTACGAGTCAATATAAACCTAAACCCTAATGGAGATAGGTAGTTTGGATTGTCTGGTGATCGATCTGTAGCTGCCATAATAGTTTCCTCTGGTACTATTTATCCAGACAAAAAAAGAGGGAGCCGAAGCTCCCTCCAAAAGTGTCTCTTTCGAGATTCTTTTTATTACATCAGGTTCGATACTGCAACAAGGCGGTAGTAAACGTTCTTGTTGTTGAAGCTGATCGTACCATTGCCTGCGGTAGAACCTTGAGCAAATGGGTTAGCAACCATGCCGTATCGAGTCTTGAAGCCGATCTTAGGCTGGAAAGTGTCCTCGCCGACCGCACGTACCATCTGCAGAGGTACATATGGGCAGTAGAAGATACCAGCATCAAAGGCGCTAGAGCCCTTGTAACCGATCGTGTAGTACTGGTTACCAGCTGAAGAGGAGAAGTATGGATCGATGTAGACCCGTACTCGACCGTTCAGTACACCA